CATGGCGGTTACTTTGCTATCTGCCATTAGTTATTAGTCCTCTGGGAATTCGATATCATCAGCAGCATCACTGGTGATACCGTTCTTCGAAAGTGCAACCAGAACTTCATACTGGATACGACCAGCATGAGCACCAGTTAGAACCTTACGCTTGACCCAACCAGTGTGGGCGACAGCACCAGATTCAGCATTGTCAACACCTTGGTTCACACCAAGAGCAGCACGAGCAGTAGCAGTTGTTGCAGTCTGAAGGTCGAAATACTGGTCGTCATTACCAGTACCAGTTAGGTCAAGTTGACCAGTCGATGCGAACGTCTGCGAGTTGTTACCTGTGCCACTAAGGTCGATAGCATCACCACCTAGAGTTAGTGCTAGTTGGAATGTATCGTTAGTCTTATTAACAACAAAGTAATCATTACCCGAGGTCAAACCAGTAAGAGTAGTGCCACCTTGGTTGCTGTAGTTAAGTTCTGCACCATTAACTAGACCGTGTGCAGTTGAAGTGATAACATTAGTAGTTGTGTTAACAGCCGTAGTAGCAATTGTCATAGTGGCAACAGCATTGGTACCACGAGCGGCAGTGTTATACAGTCTGAAAGCATTTGCAGATACTTGACCTGGATAATAAGATGCCGCATTTGTTAGACCAGCAATAGCAGTACCACCATTATGATAATACTTGAGGTGCTCACCTGCAGTCAATCCGTGATTGGCATAAGTGAGAACATTTGTTGTGGTGTTAACGCCAGCAATTGGAACAGTGCGGCGTGGAACCGAAAGATTTACAGTTGGAGCAGTTTCGTATGAAGAACCATTATTTGTCACAGCGATTGCAGTAACTACACCATTAGCGATTGTTGCAGTTGCCGCAGCACCCGAACCACCACCGCCTGAGAATCCTACAGCAGGAACTTCAAGGTATCTTGTTCCACCTTGGATCAGAGAAACCGCTGAAATGTAACCACCTGTTTGGTCGCCGTGAATTTCGGAAGTTCTGACACCGAATACTTGTGTCGTTTCGAAGTCAGTCGTTGCAGCAGAAGCCATCGACGTTGGTTTTTCACTAACACGATAATCCTGACCAGAGAATGTAGTCAGAGTTGTTCCTGGATTTGCATTGATAACAGTGGCGGATGTTTCACTGGCAATTGCGGTGAAAATCATTTCCTGATTGCCAACTCGAAGCACATCACCAACTTGATATCCATCATCTTCAAAGTAAGTGCCAGTACCAGTTAGAGTTCCGCGACCAAGAGAAAGAGGTAGCGTGAAGGTGTGTGAAGCGCCAACACCATCGGTTGATGCGATTACATCAGGAACATTACGGAGCGCACCATCTTCGGTTGCCGCAAGACTGAAAGTGTTAGTTGTTGGGTTGGTAACATAATATGTGCTACCCGATGTTAGACCAACGACCGAAGTTCCTGAACCGTTTGAATATACCACAGGATCACCAAGTTGGAATGGATGATTTGCGGAAGTGTAAACGCCAGCAGCATGACCTGTGGCAGCATTGAATGTGATAGCAGATGCAGCAAGAGTTACTGTACCTGATCTTGATTTACTATCTGATTTACCCCATGCGGACATTAATTGTCTCCCTGTTTATAGTTTTTATCTACGAAATTAAAGAATTCTTTTCTCTTTTCTTCATCAAGTTCCGAGGGAGACTTGATGCCATACTGTGTAAGTGCCGCATTAAATGTGGACTTATATGACTCATTCATCTGTGTGATGGCTGCGATATCAGCAAGTGCTTCGCCGCGACGAGATTCAGTTGCCATAACCTTTGCTTTCTTAACGCCTTTCATTGTGCCACCCCAACGCTTACGACCAGCAAGTTCGCGGCCCTTAGCACGATGATCGTCAAAACCACCTAGATTATCTGCTTCTGCCTTTGCTTTTCGAGCATAGCTCCCAACAGTTGCCCTTGAAAGTTCATCGATTGATTCGACTTCTTCGTTCATCTCACCCTGCATATAGTTTGCAGCGGTTGAGATATAGTCTTCTGCTAGTGTAATCTTTGATTGAACCCACTCAGGAATATTTGTGTCGGCACTGAGCATATCGTGCATCTTTTGCGAGTTAGCAATGATTGACTTTAGTTGGGACATAGCCATGTCACCTTCGTAGTCATACTCTTGCTTTTCTTTTGCCTCTGTGGCGTATTGCACATACGGGTGATGCGGAACAGACTTAGCAGTAGCTCTAGCTTTATTGAAAATGGTATCATCACCAAGAACAATAAACATCATAGAGTTGAGGAAGTTTGCCATAACATCACGCTCGGCACCCTGTAAGGCCATACCACCCTGTGTCTTCGCAATAGCTTTACGAAGAATTGGAATAGTATTAGCTGGCATTAGACCAGCGCGAACAAGAGCCTGTAAACGAGCATCTAGATCGACCGACTCTGCAATTAATGTATCTTTAATTGTTTTCTCTAAAGACATTGTTATCTCCTTATCCTCTATATTTATTACTTAGAGGATGCACGGATCATCCAACCGTGCTTTGCGTGAACATCTAGACGCTCTTCGATTAGATTGACTAGACCTCTATTATTTTCTGCTTCGGCCAATCTATGAGCCGAATTCAATGCTTCGATGACAGCGGCATTCGCAGACATAAGGTCAGCTAACATCTTGCCTACATCTACACCATAGATTGAGGACTCAGTAACAGTGGTGATTTTTGCAATCTCTGTCATATTATATGGCGCATATTCATCTAATGCTCTAAGTTCTTCTGCAATAGTATCTACGGCAGCAAATAGCTCCTCGTATATACCAGAAAAGAAATCATGGAATTGTGAGAAGTCTTTACCTTCTACGTTCCAGTGAAAGCCATGTGCTTTAAAATACATTGCATATGTGTTAGCCATGACAATTTTCACGGCAGTTTTCAATTCATCCATGATTATTTCTTTCTCGTTCTAGCGTTTTGAACGCGCATCATATCACGCTTTCTTTCAGACTGTTGAAGTCTCATAGAAATTCTAGATACCATAGGAGCCATGCGCTTTACTTGATCTTCCAAACGTGCCTTTTCGGCTGGGGATACAGAAGATGGATCGCGGTTACGAAGAATGCGCTTATAAACCATTCTACGAGCGGCGCGAATAGAACGCGACTTGATACGGTCTGGTGTTGCAATCCGCTTTAGTGCCATATTCTTTGCCATATTACGGCGTGTCTTGTTACGCATTGCGGCAAATCTTTTCTTGAGGCGACCTTGTGGTGTGATAGCTTCATCAATCGATTCTGATTCCTCATCATCGTCTTCTTGTTCGCTGTCATAATACTTCTGTAATTCATCCCAATCGGATGTTTCAATTTCATGTGTAACTTCTGCCTCAATTACAGCTTCGTCCCACTCATTTGTCATACCATCACTATTCATATCACCGAGTTGCGGTTCAGGTGATAGTTGCGACGGTGTTGGATAATTAGCAGGAGTAATATCGCATGTGCAAGGCGCCATTGGCTGGCCCATTTCAGTTTCTTCTGAGATTGCTCTCATGAAATCTGCATGTGACTTATGCGCTCTCTTGACTAGGCTTTCCTTTTCGATAGAAGACTTCAATGAATGATAACGATCATTGAACTTTTCTACATGGTTAGGTGCTACATGATGTTCTGAGCCATCATAGAACTTAACCTTGGAGCCAATCGAAGATGCTTTGCGAAGTTGCATAACGAGGTGCTTAGGTTCTTCTGCTTTCTGGACTGCCTTTTTCTTTGCAATTTCTTTCTTGGCCTTTGCGATTTTTTTCGGGTCGGCAAGTGTCTTTTGTAGTTTGGCAGCAAATTCAGAACGCTTCTTGGCACCTAGGGCCGAGATTTCATTGATAGTTTCTTCGTTTCTAGAATTATTAAAGTCTGCATCGGTAGGTGCACCTTCTGAACCGGGCTTACGCATACGTTCACCCGAACCAGCTTTGATACGCTTACGCTTTGCATGAATGTTATCCCATAGACCACCTTCATGGATAGCATCACCAGAAAATGGATTCATTTCAGGAATCTCATCGGCTGTCATACCCTCTTGTCCAGGTGTGATAGCAGCAAACTTCTTACGAAGTTCTGGGCGACCCCATTCGTTTTCTTTACCCAGAACTTCGTCTAGTTGTGTTTCTTCATGCATCGCAGTGATTTGATTACGCAAAGTATGAGTGTTACTATGACGAATCTTATTATATGCTTGTTTATATGTCATTCCACGACGAGCATAATTATCAAGTGCATTCTTTACTTGATCCGTTTGCTTTTCGTAGTGAGCATCATGCATTTTCGATTCGGCATCGAATGCTGCTTCGTTGCAATTCCAGCGACGAAGTGACATAGCTTTGCGAGTTGGGCGTCCCTTCTCATCCTTCATAGGACCTTTCATGCCACCCATACGGGCGCAGAATGATTTGCGACGACCTGCAGCTTCGCCTTTTGGATCTAGCTTACTAGGAGGAGTTGTAACGGCGGTCTTAATACCCATGGCCTTGGCACCCTTACGAGTTAAACCAGCACCATCTTCTGTTGCGCGGTAGTGACCCTTAGAGTCTTCACCACGTTCCATGATATCTTCGATTTCTTCCTTGACGCCATACTTTTTCTTGGCATCAGCCACAGACTTGCTTGTTTGACGGGTAGCTTTTAATTCTTTTTCTAATCCCTTTAGAGCAAAGTCAGTAAGTTTCTTTGCTTTTACAGGAGTTGCTTTTGCACCAGCAGACCATGCGCCCTTAGTGTCGCCATAATGTTGGTCGCCACCCATTTCATTAATATCTTCTAGTTCTTCAGGAAGAATAGAAGACTTAGTTACCTTAGACTTGAATACCTTGTGGTCAACACCCACTCTCTTTGCCGCTACTTTATGGGCATGGGCGGTGTTCTGAGCCTTAACATGCACAGAGCCAGCGGCAACTGGCTTACCTACATGCTGCTTAGGAAACTCTACCTTCCACATACCATAGCCTTCTTCAAGTTCGGCTTCTTCTTTTACGCTACGACCCATACCACTTGAGTAAGTGTTTAGTTCGTAAGGATGAGTTCCGCCCTTGTTGAATACTTGAACATGGAGAACATGCTTCTTACCATTTGAATGAGTGGCTGGAATATGAAGCGAGGTTGTATTACCTTCACTTGGCTTCTTCGAACCTACACTAACATGTTGGAAGCGGTCATCTTCTGAAACTTTTAGACCCGACTTTTCGTGGTGTGAAAGAGCGTGATTGATTGCATCGGTGTATGACTTGTGATACAAAGTGTAGTCCGAGCCACGGGCTTCTGTTACTGCCGTGTCGCATGTGCCACAGCAATCAGGAGTGCCGCAGTTGTCGTGACTTTCTTCTGGGAGAATGAAGCGGTCTTTACTAACCTTAGCCCCGGTCCAGTCTTTCTTAGACTTGGCTTTTGCTTTTTCAATAATAGCTTTAGCGGCTTCTTTCACAGGCACACAGTTAGGGACTTCTTTACCACCCTTCTTCTTTTTGCCAACCATTTCATAGCCTTTCCAGCAAGGATCATTCTTCATGTAGGGGTCTCCAAGTTTAAACTCTATACCCCTATTTATAATATTTACTTCTTAGATTTTGCTGCGGCTTCGTCTACTGCCCGTTTATTGTCGTTGACCCATCTTTGCAAACCTTCAAGTTGTTGACTGTTTTGCAGGCATCTGGAGTAGTTGCCGATGATGGCGAGGAGGGCCGTAGTGTCTGTAATTCCTGAGGGGGACGCATCAGAAGCTCTGGTGGGGTCGGCATCACTGGCACTGGCACTAGAGTCGTGCGTGAACACCCAGCCGTTAGACATATCGTGCTGGCTAGGAACACTAGTTTGAGCGAGGTTACGATAGACATATTCTTTTTCCTTAATAGTATTAACACGGTCAACATATTCTGTTACTACTGTGTTTGATATTTCACTGTTCTTCTTTTCAAGGGCGGCAATAACTTTACTTTGTTTTGCAGAAAATCGTTGAAGTTCTGCTTCGGCATATGCTGAACCCTTCATGTAACCGAATACAAATACACCAAGTATTAGGGCAGCGCCTGCTAATAATTTATATGGTAGAGGGATCATACCGAACATATTTAATTCCTTATTCTTCTTCTGACTTCTTAGTAGGTTTTTTAGGTGCAAACTTTTCTACACCAGTAATACCAAGAGTGCCGATAACAATATACATTACACCGTTGAAGATAAACTCTTCGATAGTGTAGTCCCAGAATAGATTTGCGATGTAGCCTATGGCGATAAGCAGAGTAGATACAACTGCAACCCAACGCTTAGTCGATGGATTACCACCGTCGCTCATCATATCTTTTATATATGATAATAGTCCAGTCATTTATTCCACCGGGTTTTGAATTAATAGTAAACTATATTCGCAGGTTGCCGCAGTGCCAGAGTTTGATGAAATCATCGTAACATCTAAATCGGTCTTTTCAGGTAGAGGAAGTGGAACAGCAAATGTATAATCAAAGGTTGACTGATATAATAAGAATGTCATTGCATGTTGAAACGACGAACCATATGGACGATACTTGAAGTATCCTTTGCCGTCATTACCCTTACCGATATTCGCAGTACCTTGCAACATGTATCCAGTATATCCAGCAGGGATTGTATATTGTGCGCCCTGCGCAATACCTGTTTGCGGTGCAATATGACCCACGCAGGTTCCATTTCTGTTAGCATGGATTTCACCAACATTTGTATTCGATGTTTCACTGTAATGTAGGTAATTCAAACGAGCATAAGAAAGAGAGGTGACAACAGGAGTTGTGCCGTTAAGAGTTATGGTTTCAGTTTGTGATGCAAATGTAGATGCATTCAATCCCTGAATAAGAATTGTTCCTGTATCACTGGTAGAGGAACTAACAAGACTTAACGTTCCTGGTGTCGACCATGCCGACCAAGGATATATTTCAGAGTGCGACCAGAAACTTTCTTCTGTGCCATTGGCAAACGCTGCGTTGTATCCTGCCTTGAACACCCCTGACATACCAGGAACAAGACCACGAGCAACATTCAATCCGAAGGTGCTATTTTCAGATACCGCGGCGCCACCTGCAAGCGTTACTGGAAAAGGATTGGTTTCTTCAACAATAGAACCATCTTTCAGGCCAATAGCCATGGTCTCCAGACGATGTGGAGATTCCATTTCTTGATCATCTACTTTCCATTGTGCCATATTAGACTCCTAAAAACGTTTTGAAGGACATTGCTTCATGGAGCCCCATACCACGGCGAACATCTTTATAGAGTTCGTGTTTATGCTTAGTTGACATGGCACTTGGTGCCATCTTATGGAATTCTTTTTCGTTACCAGCGACTGCATGTTGGCGCATCTTTGTGCCGGAAGCACCTGCTACACCAGTGTCCTCATCCGAACGTTCTTTACCTACCGTATGAATGGTAATCTTCTTAAACTTGTAATAGCCGTGACGGCCTTCTTTACCATTATACTTGTGTGTGAGTGCATGGAATTCGTGTGCGCGGTCTGAACCAACATGTAAGTGTAAGTGAGTAACACCTTCGCTATGAAGTCTTGACAGTTGATGTAAAAGGGTTGGATGTTCTTTGTCTAGTAGACGAACATTCGCACCTGGAAATGCCCTCTTAGCATGTTTCAACTTCTGTTCCGGTGACAAAGGATTCTTCTTAGCATCATGGGTGCCAGTAAGAACAATCGTATGCCCATGTGTACCAGCAGCCCTACGAACCTGATTAACAACGGCTTCATGTCCAACTGTAATCGGATTCATTCTACCTTGTGTGATATGATGATGAACGTCAGCCATTATTTACCCTTGCTTGCTCTTAGAATTGCACTACGTTCTCTATTAGCTTTCGAGAAGCCTTCACGGTCAACAACTTTAAGACCATGTGCGACATAGCCTTCGCCGCCAGCGGCTGCACCATTAATATGTGTCGAGAACCCACCCCCACCAGCACGGTCTAATCCTCTAGCAAGATGATTTGTTGCCTGTTGTAGATGGTGGTGAATTTGAAATGATCTTTCGAATTGTTTTTTGTTGGCATCTACCTGATATAGATGAGTATTCATAGTAGCAGTCTTGCGCTCTTTAGCGGCTGGAGTCTTGACGGCATCTATTAGTTTCTGGTGTGCCGCCTGTAAATGCTTTCTGTATCCTTCAACAGAAGGTTTTTCACCACTCGTGACTGTTCTATTGATGTAAGTTCTTAGATGTATTTCATGACCAGATAGATGGTCATATGTATGACCCTTCATTAATTTCTCGGCGGCATCTAAATGCTCCGTGGCTTTTGACCTAACAGCGGCAGGAAGTTTGCGCTCTTCATCTGATACCAGATGTTGTACCATATGAACATCAGGATGTGATTGAAAGTGCGACATGTCCGTGATAGGATGTGCAGTTCTTTCTGGACCCTTTAGCTCCGTATGAATAGTGGCACTGACCTTAGACCTCTTCAACTTCTTCGCTTCTTCACTACCCGCAGTTGCACGATATTCAATTGTGTTAGGAGTGTGTGAGATATGCGAGGAGTATTCCGATCTTCCAGAAGGTTCACTCATATATCCACCCTGATATTCACCGGACTTTTTAGGAAGAACTTTACCCAGATGGGCATGAAGTGCCTTTAGAGGACCAACAAGATATGGTTTATGGCCGTGCTGCTTTTCAATATCTGAGGCAGAATAGTTATAGTGAGAACCCGCACCCTTATACTTTACACCGATCTTACCGTCCGCTGTTCGAATAGCATGAAAGGACATTCTATCATCAATCTTACGAGTGATAGGAGTTTTCCCATGCGCAACACCACGCAGAGTTTCCAATGCGTGGTGTGCAGCGTCTTGACTATCAAATGATCTATCAGAGGGATGCTCAATATGAGCAATACCACCGGTGTGTGTTGCCTCTGTAATGAATTGTGTAAGTGATAACATAAGGGTCCATCTCTATAGTGTACCCTATATTTATAATATTAGGGCAGTATGGTTTGCATTTCTTCTGTAACATCAATCATAGTAAGATCAATAGGAGGAAAGTCAATAGCGCCGTTTAAATTTATTTGAAACATTTCTGAATTGGTAGGAGCATCGGCAAAATATACTTCGAAGCCAGCAACAGTTTCTCTAACTGAGTTATCGCCGCCCTCGAACATATGAGCTACCTTATCAAGTTCTTCATTTATCATTTCAAAAGTAGGGTCACCAGTAAAATACTTGACGATATATTCTTTTGCACCAACAGTCTTCCATAATGGAAGGTCGGCGCTTCCTACATTTGCCCAAACAAATGAGGATACTACAAGTTTCAGATTCAATTCGTCCATATTATTTCCTAAAAACTGGTGCGCCGTGCAGGACTCGAACCTGCTGCCTCAAGATTAGAAGTCTCGCGCTCTATCCAGATGAGCTAACGGCGCATAACTATTGTATACTACATTTATAAGAGTTTGTCAACTCAAAAATCAAATTTAGAAAAATCTCTACGCTTTCCAATAGTAGTATTTTCAAACACAGGAACATCATCTTGACCTGAGTCCGTAATACCAGCCTGGGCAGAGTCTTCTAAATCATAGAGTTTCATCTTACCGCGGTCAATACCTACCATGAAACGCTTGTTCATTGCAGGGTCATTGTATCGGTTCTTCAACTGCTTCACCATCAACTGACCCATTTTGTCAAGTTCTTCTGTTGCGATAAGAGCAAACATCAAGTCAGCCGTTGCTGGCAGACCGAATGATTCTGAGGTGTCAGTCAGTTCAACGTCCGAGTTGGCATAACCACTACGAGTTGTCTGAGTGGCAGAAACGATTGGCAAGTCAAACTCTACTGCCAGACCACGAAGTTCTTCGGCAATACCCTTGATGACTGTGTAGGAGTTGGCACCAGAAGATGCTTTGTATCGACTAGAGGCACAGATATTGAGATAGTCAATGAAGATAACATCTGGCTTGAAGTTTCGCTTCAACTGGAGTTCGTTCAACAGAGCCTTGAAGTGACCAACGTGAGCCGATGCTGTTGGATATTCTTTGACAATCAAACGACCCTCGGTCTTAGACCTAATCTTTGCAATACGTTGGTCAAACATGGACTTCGAAAGGTCTTTAAGTTCTTGAATGTTCACGTTCATCAAGTTGGCATCGATACGTTCTGCGATACGTTCTTCTGCCATTTCCATGGTGATATACAGAACGTTCTTGTTCTGACCCAATGCCCCGGCTGCCATGTGGCACATGAACAGAGACTTACCAACACCAGTACCAGCAAGAGCAATATTCAATGTCTTATTTGGCAGCCCACCATTGGTAATCTTGTTGAACATTTCAAGGTCAAACGGCAGCTTTGTTTCAGCCCGATGATAGAAGTCAAACCGATTATCGGCATTATCGATGTAGTCATGGCCCACGTTGTTATCAAAGCCAACTGATAACGCATCTTGAAGAATGGAAGGGATGCCGTCTTGCGAATGCACCTTATCTTCCCCATCGATAATCTGAATAGATTGCATGATGGCGTTATACACGGCTCGGTCTTTACAGAACTTTTCAGTCTGGTCTAGAAGCCACTTCTCATTGGCATCTACTTCATCATCAAGTGCAGTTA